GTATCAACGAAAACACTATCCTTCTACGGATTAACTAAGGAGTATAACGATGCGTGATACTACACAAAAAGTGCTTAAGCAACCACTAGACGCACCTATCGGCAAGAAGATGATGGTCACCACACCTTGGGGTTCTAAGGAAGAGGCTAACGTATTTGAGGTTGTGGATGTTCTACATGGTCCATTCTTACAGGCCACAATCTATAACTCTCCTAATAACTTTAAGGTTCGTTGTAGTACATTTCGAGTTCGATAATATCTGTTGACAGTTGACTAGTCTCGATATAATATATACATATAAACGACCCTGTATTGGCACCGCCTTCTAAGCGGTAAGCGCATAATAGGATTGATGTAGGTTCGAGTCCTACCAGGGTCGCCATTTTAAGGAGACTAGAGTGAAGGTAAAGATCGGATCATATATCAATTGGTTTGGACCACATCAACTTGCTAGAATGGTCTTTTTTTGGAAAGATCCTAATAATGATCTAGGTCCAGATGAGGATATTGTTTATCGCTTTGGCACTTATCTATCTGGACCAAAAGATAAACCTTCCTTACTTCTAAAATTCTGCCAATGGCTTTATGAAAAGCGTAAGCGTAAGATCCAAATCCATATTGATAATTATGATGTATGGTCTGCCGATCATACACTTGCCTTTGTCATTCACCCTGTTCTTCTCAAGCTTAAAGAGATTAAAATGGGGTCTCCATATGTTGATGATGAGGATGTGCCAGAATATCTAAGGTCCATTAATGCACAACCAAAGGTGCATGAATATGATACCGATGAGTTTCATGATGCTCGTTGGGATTATGTTCTGGATGAAATGATCTGGGCATTTGAACAGCACAAGATGGGCGATGAATGGCTTGATCAATATACATCTGGACAAGTTGATATAAAATTTGTAAAAGAAGAAGGTAATAAATATTCCACTTTGGTTCATGGACCAAACCATACATACACTCGTATGGAAGATAAGATTGCTGCACATCGAGCTCGTATGGATAATGGGCGCCGTCTGTTTGCAAAGTACTATGAAAGTCTATGGCATTAATATGAAAAGAGATATTACTTTTGGGGCTTTTTGGTTTACTCTGAGTCTTTGGTGTCTTATACCATTTGTTGTACTAATTACTCAACTACTTACTGGTTTTATTCATTTCTTTGGTGCTTTAATCTTAGCATTTCTAGGAAAAGTGTTTATTGATAAAACTAAAGAATGCTGGTTTCCAGATAGAGTCAAACAATGACAGTAGAAGAATATGAACTTGGTATACTAAGAACGGCATTCAGAGTAAATATGTTAAGACATACAGATGTTCCATCAGTTGAAATTAATAAATTACTTGATGATATTCATGAAGAAGCTGTGAGGAGATATAAAAATGATTCTGGACAAAACAACAACATTTGCAGCTGATATTGAAAATCTAATTACCGAAAAGCAGATGGAATGCATTGATGCAGTAGTCCATTGGTGTGAGTCAAATGATATCGAAGTAGATTTAGCAGCTAATATGATTAAGTCTAATGCTGTTCTGCTGTCTAAGATTCAATCAGAAGCCGAAAATCTCAATATTTTAAAGCGTACCGCTAAGCTACCCATCTAATGTCACCCTATGAATGTTATATTGATTATCTAGCTCTCAAGCGACATTTTACAACTGAGAGCTATGATTATTTTAAATATAATGGTAAGGTCTCTGCTAAAAGAGATTCATTTGAAAAAAGAAAAGATAAATTCTTTTTTGAAAAACTATCCAAACATAAAGAGCCACACGAGTTTATAGTCTCTAATTTAATTAAAAATCCAAAAGCATGGGTTAGAGATATTATTTATTCTGATGTGGCTGAATCAAATTACCAAGATTGGATCAAGAAAAAACAATCATTAAGTTATATCATCAGTAATGAACTTTCAAATTTTAATGATGATTTTGACTCAAATTTTAAAGTACTTGATGGACAAGTACCACATATAATTTCATTATATCTTGGTAGTAAGATTTCATTAGAAACACTTTTAGTTATAACTGATGCAATAGGGTGTTTCTCATACTGGAATAAAGCTCTTAAAGACAATATCATATGGTCTGATATCAGTATGCTTATTAGAAAAGCATTACCATTTATACATTATGATAAGTCTAAGATCAAAAGAATTTTCCTTGACAAATTCTCTTGATTGATATATAAATATAAGTGAGGAAAACAACCTCACATACAATTATACAAAACATATAATATATACAAAACATATAAGGAATATATAAATGGATTTTTCTTCACTAAAAAAGAACTCTGGTAAGTCTTCTCTGGAAAAACTTACACAAGAACTATCTAAGCTTAATAACACTGAATCTAAAGGTGATGCCCGTATGTGGTATCCTCAGACAGATAAGGCTGGTAATGGATATGCCGTTATTAGGTTTCTTCCTCCTCCACCAAATGAGGATGTACCATTTGTTCGAGTTTTTGAACATGGTTTCAAGGGACCTACAGGTCTATGGTATATTGAGAATTCACTTACAACAATCGGTCAAACTGATCCAGTTGGTGAACTTAATTCCAAACTCTGGAACTCTACTACAGATGATGAATCTCCTGCTCGCAAACAAGCTCGTGCTCAGAAGCGTAAGCTAACATTCATCTCTAATATCTATGTTATTCAGGATCAAAATAATCCTGAGAACAATTCCAAGGTATTCCTATTCAAGTTTGGGAAAAAGATCTTTGATAAGCTAAATGAGGCTATGAACCCTCAATTTGCTGATGAGGATGCTCTAAATCCATTTGATTTCTGGGCTGGTGCTAACTTCAAGCTTAAGATTCGTAATGTTGAAGGTTATCGTAACTACGATAAGTCTGAATTTGCATCACCAAGTCCTCTTTTTGATGATGATTCAGAACTAGAAGCAATTTGGAAGCAACAATATTCACTCAAGGCATTCCTTGATCCTTCTAACTTTAAGAGTTATGAAGAACTATCTAAGCGACTTGCTGATGTTCTTGGTACTGATAAGAGTCCTGCTTCTTCTCGTGTTCAAGCTGCTGCACGCCAGAATGATCCTACAGAGGATCAACTACCTTGGGCAGAACCAAAAGCTACAAAGACTGCTGAAACTAAATCTACAACATCGGATGACGATGATGAGGATATTGAGTTTTTTAAGAAACTAGCAAAAGACTAATAAACTAAAAAGGGAACCGTTTGGTTCCCTTTTTTTATGCTGCCATATCAAATAGTAATGCATATCGTTGAGCAGCATCTGGTGGTTCAACATTACCTGGATTACCCATACTAATAGGATAAGAAGTATCTCCAACACCAGGAGAAGAAGTCCCAGAGCTTGGTACATCGGGTGTTGGTGCAGATGGTGTCATAGGAGTTCGTTTAGCCACTTCATTATCAACTGATGCTGTTGCTACAGTGGGTCCAGAGCTTGGTGTTGATGGTGTCATTGATGCTGGTTGATCCCCACCACCAGGAGTCATTTCACCACCATCCGATGTAGTACTTGCAACTGGTGTTGCAGTTTCACCACCACCATCTGTTGATTCACCACCTGATGCAGTTGCTGTCATCGGTGTTGCAGATACCTGAGATGCTTGTTGTGCACCATCGGTACTTGTATCGGGTGGTGCAGATCGACCACCTATTCTTTCTACGTGAACAGGATCATTAGGAAATGGTCTATGTAGACCATATTTCCTTAATAGTCCCATTGAATCCATTTCTTCTAAAGCATTTCTAGTAACATCTAGGGCTCTAGCAGAAGATGAAGATCCTCCGTGTGATGATTTTGTTCTACCACCGGGTACATTAAATGTTTGACCTTTATAATTTATAGTTGTATCTTTGTCTGGCTTTGCTGGCATATAAATGCCAGGTTCTTTAAATATTCTTCCTCTAACCCAAAGTTCGGCTTGTTTTTCATCACTACGAAAACCTGAATTAATTTTTACAGGCTTACCATATTCTTTAGCCGCAGCATAAAAACCACCTAATAAATCTTTATCTACTTTTGAAATATCTACACCAGAATCAATTGTTACATTTTCTGGTTTTTCAGATGTACCACCTTGAGATTGTGATTGATCTTGCCCCTGTTGTGTAGAAGTATCAGAGCCAGAACCAAATGAAGGCA